ACAAGATTTTTAAAACAAAACCTAAGCGAAAGTAGGTGATAAATTGGGAGTAATACAAAAATTTTTTAGTAGGTTTATAAGAGCTAAGCCAATAACAGATAGTCGAGTGGCTGTGCAGACAATATCAACACCTAGCATATTAACATTGCGGAATGACTTATATGATGTTAGCGAAATTAGAACGGGTATTAATAAAACTGCTAATCATTTTGCAAGAATTAAATTTCATCATCTTAGATATAATCGAGATGGGCATTATGAAACATTAAGAGATAGTTTCGAGTACTGTTTAAATTTGAGGGCAAATCCTTACCAATCGGCTTTTGATTTTAAACAGAAATTAGCTACTCTTTTTTATTTAGGGCAAGATATTTTCGTTAACCCTAAATGGTCGATTGATACAGTTAGACCGCGCCTAGATAGTTTAGAAATAATCGACTATTACGGCTATGAAGTCGGAATTAATACTGCAAATATGGAAATTGTAATTAAATTTTATCTCAAGGACGGTAAAACCGAGATGTATTACTTTAGGGATTTAATTTTTATTCAACGTTTCCCACAAGGACTCAACCCAACCAATAATCAAAACAACAAACGGACTATCCATGATTGGCTAACGGTTGCGACCGGCATTAAAAACGCAATCTTAAAAGCAAGCGATAAAACGGGTGATATTTCGATCATTGTACTAACCGAACAAAATTTAAAGGGCAAGCATTATGAAGAAAAGATTAAAGAAATAAACGATCAAGTAGAAACGAGTAAGAATGGGGTTGTGTTTATTGGTGGCGCAACATCAAAAGAAGTAGTAACAACCAATCCTAATGTTAATCAGCCTAACCCGCGCTTAGTCGATGACATTATCGATAACATTTACCGTTTTTATGATACTAATAAAAAAATAGTCAGTGGCGAAGCAACCGACATCGAGTTCGAACAATATGTTGACAGTTCGATAAAGCCACTTGCGGAAAAAACCGAACAAGCGTTAACCTATGCGTTTTTTAGTCGTGAAGCAATCGATAAAGGTAACATGATCAAGGCAAACATGGTTGATGTACAAATTGCTACATTATCAGCTAAGACAAGTTACTTTAAAGAAATGGTTTGGGCAGGAGTATTGTTGCCAGACGAAGCTCGGGAAGAAATCGGCAAACCACCATATCCAAACGGATTAGGTAAAGTACCTATCACAAACAAAAACACGCAGACTATAGAAAATATGCTAAAAGGGGGTGACAAAAAAGATGATAGTAAAAAGACAGACAATGCAAATGCCGACGATAGTAACGAGGGAGGACCAGGAGAAGCAAATGAAAACAGTTAGAGGGTACGCAATAGTATTTGAAAGTGGGGCGCCTGCTGATTGGCTTGGTGAGGGTTGGCAAGAGCAAGTAAGCAAGGCAGCATTTGATGATATTGACATATCTAGAACAATGGTTTTATTTGGTCACACTAGTTTAATGCCGGTAGGCAGAAATATGATAAATGCTCGTATTGAAAAAGATGATACGGGTATTTTTTGTGAGGTAGATTTACCGAACGTCAGCTATGCTAATGACCTTTACGAACTTGTAAGAGCAAAAATCATTGAAGGTATGAGCTTTGCGGCAATGCCTAGTAAATGGAGTTTTGACGAAGAAAACAAAATGATGACTTGGGAAAAATTTGAGGACTTGCAAGAGGTATCATTTGTCACTTTCCCGTTTTATGAGCAAACAACGGCAATTGCAAAAGAATTAGAACCAATTAAAAAAGAACTTGAATTAAAACAAAAAGAAGCGGAGAAAACCGCAGATGAAATCGAAAAATTATTAAAGGAGATGATTTAATTGTTAACTCAAAGAGAATTAACAGAAAAACAAGCAAGACGTAATGCGATCCTCAAAGAAAAAGAGGATATCCTTGCTAAAACAAAATTACATCGTGAAAACCCTACGAAAGAGGGTAACGAGGAATTAAAAACATTTATTACACGATCTAAGGAATTAGCTGATGAATTACAAAAAATCGACGCAGAACTTCAAGCTGACGAGGTAGAACGTGGCGCTCAAAATATCATAATTAAAAAAAATAAAGGAGGAAAAGAAAATATGAACTTTGAAAACATGACTCGCGAAGAAAAACGAGCAACAACAATTTATCGTGACGCATTTTATAAAAATATATTTAAAGATGTGTTGCAAAAACAAGGTGTTTATAAAGAATTATCCGAAGATGAAAAAACAATTTACCGTACAGTTACCGACCTAAATGCTGAATCAGTTGAGGCGGGCGCAGATGTTTTGTTACCTTTAACAACCGTTAACAAAATCCAATCAATCATGCAGGATGTTGGTATTATTTGGGATTTAATTCCTAACAAGACTAATTTTAAAGGTAATGTAAATTTACCAATCGGATCACGTACAGGAGAAGACCCTAACGCTGACGGAGTAGCTCAATTGAAATATACTTTTACAGATTTAGAAATCAAACAAACTGCAATCATTGCTGAAATTAAAGTGCAAAACTTACTTTTAACAAATGCGATTGAAGATTTAGAAAATTATTTAGCAAGAGAATCAGCTAAATATCTAAAAGAGCAATTAGATTTTAATGTAACTACTGGAAATCCTGTACCTGGAATATTTGATGGTTTATTAGGAGTGAGTGTCCCAGAGCCTTATGGCGCACAAGTTGGAGATGATCCGACTTATGCCGACATCATGGCGACAGAAGGAAGCATGAAAACAGCGTATGCAAAAGGAGCCAGATGGTTGATGAACCGTAAAACTTATTTTAATAAATTTAAAACCATGACTGACCCTAATGGTAACTTGTTAGCTTCAACAATTCCATTTACTCAAGGAAATCTTGCAAGCCCTATGTATTTACTTGACGGCGTCGCATGCGACCATTCGGACGATATTCCAGACAATGAATTCTTGTTATGGAATCCAAACTACTATATTGTAAATGTATCTAAAAATATTACAGTATCAGTTAATACATCAATTTACGAAAATAAAGATCAAACAGCATGGTACGCTAAAATTTATGCAGGTGGTCGTATCTTGTTCCCGGAAGAGACAGTTAAATATCGTATTCCAACCACTGTATAAAAGGAGTGACACTCCATGATTGATTTTGTAACTTTAACCTCAAACGTTATGTGTAACATGGGTTTAAGAGAAGACAGTCTAGACGCTAATTATAAGAAAAAAATAGCAAATGACGTAAAAACAGCCGTCTTAGAATTTAAGGCGGCTGGAGTCATTGAGCCAGCGATAGAAAGTCAAATAGGGGTAACTGCGATTGCTATTATTTGTAATGATTTACTAAACGTTGAAAGTGGAAATATAAAAATCTCAAAAGCATACATGTACTACATACCGATTTTACAAGCTTTAACCGAAGAGGATTTGATGACATGAAGTTAGATACATTAGCAACATTTTATGTAGTTGATAGCGTGCTCGATGAAACGACAGGGAAAAGATATAAGGCTATTATTAGCAGCCAAATAGAAATGGTATCAAATGAAGAGGTTGGTGCGGAAACCTATTACAGTGCTTACACACATAATGTAAAATTAACCCGCACGATCCAAATGCGGAAAATGAGTTATAACGGTCAGCAATATGTCAAGGTAGAAGATACAGTCTATCAAGTGACAAGAGTTGCAAAAGGAATAACCCCACAATTTATTAAATTACCCTTAACATTGTGTACTGATAAAGAGGTGGTGGGTATAATTGGCGAACATAGCATTAATTGATTTAAATAAAGAATTAGGAAAATACATTGAGGAATTCGTGGACACTTACGAAAAAGAATTAACTGTTACGCTTGATAATACGATGGGAATGATTGCGCGGGACTTCGGAGATAAATTGTATTGGCCGACACCAATTAGTAAAGGTGATGGTGGGAAGTATGGACACTTACGCGACAATATAACCATTAGCGGAAAACATAAGGACGGGAAGAAAAGCTTCTTAGTGCATTTTGGCAAAAAAGGTTGGCTGTCTACCCTAATGGAATATGGTTGGCATGCAAGAAACGGTAAACTTGTAAAAAGAGAACCGTTTATCCGCCCTACATTTGAAAAAAACAAAGAACTATATGTCAGATGGATAAAGGAAGAAGTCCAACGGCAAATGGGAGGTTGAAATGTATTCAAAAAAAATATGGGAAATCCTAAAACCTATTGCAAATGAAATTGACATCTATGAGGAGACAGTAAACGAGGACCCGACAACTTTAGAAGGCAGTTATATTGTGTATATCACAGATGTAACTAATACCCCGCATGTAAGAGCAGATGGAGACGTTATTATAAGGTCTAGCAACTGCGAAGTAGTAGTTTTTACAAATGGAAATGCAAACGATCCGGATAACAAAAAGTATGTGAACATGGTTGAGGATTTACTTATCCAAAACGGAATTAGTTATAACAAATTAAACTTAGGTTTTAATAGTGATTTGGGACGGTCTCAAGTCACTTTTGATTTTTACTTAAATTAAAAGGAGGAAAAACAAATGTCAAAAATATTAAAATTCAATGTAAAAAATGCTAAATATGCACTGCCTGATGTAGCAGGGAGTTATGAAACAGCTGAGATTAAACCTCTCGGTGGCGCGGCTAATTTATCGTTAGAACGACAATTTTCAGAACAAGAAATCTATGAAGATGGTCAGATTACTTATGTAGTACCGTCTGATAAAGGGCAAAACGGAACATTAGGACTCGTTACATTACATGATGATTATGAAATCGCTATGGGCAGAAAAATGGAAGTTGAGGGCGGAATTGCAGATGTCGAGCAAATAGGAAGCGTACCTCATGCTATTTATTTTGAGACTAGCGGGCTTAACGAAAGTAAACAACGTATAACTATTAAAAATTGGTTATTAAATGTTACATCAGCAGCTCCGTCTGAAAGCTATGAGCAAGATACAGAAAATATCAATCCTCAAAACTACTCAATGGCGCTTAATATATTAGGTGTAAACTTAATGGATAGCACAGGCTCGGCAGAATATATCGACGAAAACGGCAATACTCGCAGAGTTACTCGATTAACATCAACACCAACGGACACTAACTACGCAACATTCCAAGATACTGTACCAACTCCAAAAGTAAAGGTGGAAGCGTAGATGTTAGTAACTTTACCAAGTAAAAATGGCAACATTGATTTTGAGCTAGATACTTCTGCTTATGCCGACTATCGTTTCGAGGTTAATTTTGCTAAAGAATTACAATGCACTTTTCAAGAATTTGTACAGAGAATAGCGAAGCAAAAAGCGCAAGCAAAAGTAAATTATCTAGGCATATTAAAAATCTTATATTGTTATCTCGAAAGTGACAAAGCTCCTACTTTTATATCTTTTATTAAATTATTCGATATTAATCACGCTGAAGAAATGCTAAAGAAATTAACGGAAGTATTAGAACAATCGTTTAAATCAGCAGTAAAAAACTAGAATGGCACGTTACTAACTTATCTAACTTATCACGAAAAATAAAAGGTGGTAGCAAGGAAAAAGGTGGTAACGTGCCTTTTATTTTAACAATATTAAAATTATGTAAAAAATATGGAATAGAGCATGGCATGATTAAGGAACTATCCTACAATGATTTGCTTTATCTAATAATTGATTTTCAAAAAGATGAAATCGAAACTTATTTACAATCACAAAAGAAAAATCAAGATGAAGTACATTACCCAGATGATGAGGAATTAACAAGATTTTTATGTGGGAACTTACCACAAGGAGGTGACTAAATGGCAGATAATAACATCAAAGGGTTAACAATTGAATTTAATGCGGATACATCGAAATTTAAATCACAAATGAATAAATTTAACAAAGATTTGAGCGAAACACGAAAAGAGTCGAAAGCATTAAGTGATAGCTTAAAATTTGAATGGAACCCCGACAAGTTTTTAAAAGCACAAGACACAGCAAAAAAGGCAATCGAGAAAACAGAAGAAAAAGCACAAGTGCTAAGAGATAGACTTAGAGCAATGGAAGAACACGGAATAAGAACTGACAAGCAAAAAGCGGAATTGCAGAAATGGCAGACCGAATTAGCTTACACAGAAAAAAGTTTAGGGTATTTACAGAATGAATTAAAAAAACTTAATAATGTAAAAATGGAACACTTACAGAAACAGTTTACCGATCTAGGCGAAAAAATATCTAAAGCAGGACAACTGATGTTACCCGTATCAGCAGCAGCAGGATCCATTGTTGCTGGCTTAGGTACCATGGGCATTAAAGCAGTAAGCACCGCAGATGACATCGCAACTCTAGCAGTTCAGCTAGGCGTATCTAATGAACAACTACAACGATTTGAATATATTGCTATGCAAACTGACGTATCAAATGAACGAATGATAAAAGGCTTTACTAAATTAAGAACTGCAGTCGGTCAATCCTTGATGGGTGCATCAAACATGGCAACAAAGGCATTAGACCAACTAGGGTTTAGTGTTGAAAACTTGCAAGGAAAATCAGATGAGCAAATATTTCAAGAAGTAATAGCGCAACTAGGTCAAGTTAGTAGCTCATCAGAACAAGCAGCTTTAATGAGTCAAATATTTGGCGAAAGAGTTGCTACTGACTTAATCCCTTTAGTCAAAACTGGAGCGGGTACGCTTGCAGAACTCAATGCCGAATTTGAAGCAAGCGGATATTTAACAGATGAGCAAGTAGATAAATTAGCTGAATTTGATAACGTAATGAACAGAATAAAACAAAGTATTAAAAATGCAGCGGCACAAATTGGGAGCGCAATGCTACCAGTAATGGAATTAATAGCAGAATTTATGGAAACAAAAGTAATCCCACCATTACAAAAATTTACTGGTTGGTTTAGTAATCTATCAGACGGAACAAAAACCGCAATAGTAGCGGTTGGCGGAATAGTTGCTGCAATCGCCCCACTTTTATTAATTGGTGGCAAACTTACATCGGGCGTCGGCAAGCTGTTGCCTTTAATATCAAAAATTGGTCCAGCAGTGCAGGGAGCATTAGGACCAGTCGGAATTATCTTAGGAATACTTACCCTGCTTTACACAACTAACGAAAATTTCAGAAACTCAATTAATGATTTAATCGGAACACTTATGTCGTCGCTTGCACCAATCTTGTCAACGTTGGGTGAGGTATTTAATCAATTAATGGCAGCAATAGGACCTGTTGTTACCTTGTTAGGTGACGCATTAGGTCAAGCGATTGGTGTATTAATGCCAATACTCGACAGTTTACTTGCAATCCTTATGCCAATTGTAAATATCTTCATACAAAAATTTGTAACACAAATTAAAATGCTATCAAACTTTATCCAAATTTTAGTCGCAGTATTACAACCATTAATCGTTATTTTAAATGACGTGTTAAGTGCTGTTTTACAAACAATTGTTATGCCGATATTGTCTGCATTAATGTCAATGATAGGCGGTATTACTGATTTAATTAGTCCACTCATATCATGGGTGGGTGATTTAACGGATAAATTTAAAAATTTAGTAGTTAAAGCATTAAAACCAGTCTCCGACGCTTTAGGTTTTATTTGGGGGCTGCTTAAATCAATACTGGGTATTAAAGATGAAGACGTTGATATTAAAGTAAATTATAAAACTGATGATTTAGGAGTTACAAACCAAATAGCGCAACAAGAAGCGATGAAAGGCATAATCACTAATAACAACCAAGCGTTGTCTAACACGTCAAACACTACAAGCAATTACACGGACAACTCCACAAAAAACATTGAAATCCATGTAACCGTTGAAAATTATGCTCAAGAAGTTGATATTGACAACATGGTTGAGCAAATAAACAGAAAACTAGCAGAACAATTTTAGGAGGTGGGGAATGCGAAAACTAAAATTATGGAATAGAGATAAAACACAAATCATTAATTTAAATGCCCGCGAAAACTTAGCCACAAATTGGCAAGGATTAGGATTAGATTATAATCTTACTTTTGCAGAAACCAACGAGGGAGGCTATTTAGAAAACAAAAAAATATCTAATAAAGACATAAAATGTACTATAATTTTCGGGCTAAACTCGAACGCATATCAAAATTATAATTCCTTTAACGACGTTATCAGGAATAGCAATAACAACTTAATATTAGAGTATAACGACGGGATTAAGACACTTTATCGTGACGTCAGTGTGAGGTCATTAACTAAAAATGAAAAAGATAATTTTAACTTACTAAAATGCGAACTAACATTAATGCCAATCGGTGGGTGGTATTTTGATGATGTAATAAGATTTATAGCACCAGGTGCAGAAACGGAGCCTGGATGGGATTTCTCGCGTATTAAAGGTGAAAAACATATTAAAATAGAAATTAACTTTTTTTTAGAGACAGCTGGCTTAATTTCCCTTCTTGATCTTGAAATCGGTTTAGAAACTTCAAGTGAAAAATTTCCGTTTATACGATTTTCGAGCGTGGATATAGGGCATGCGCTAAATGATACAATTGTAATAGATGGTATCAAAAAAGAAATGTACCTCCTGATTTGGGACATCCAATATGGGCGAACAGTAAAAAATATCTATGGGACACATGATTTTGATTATCAAAGTTTTATGGTGATACCAGATGTTGGATTACCTGATGGCTTACGGTTTTATGTTACTTTTATAGACCCGTCTGGAAACGAAAATACTGGGAATGTAAAAATAACTATAAGGAGGTATGTATAATGTATGTATCTCTTTTTGATATTGATTTAAACCACATAACAAACTTATCAAACATAACTGGTACTCTAATAACTAAAGTTTATGATTTTGATGAGATTAAATTAAGTGGTAACGATACTATGGGAGCAAATATTAATGAGCTCAACCAAGCGAAATGGTTTAGAATAAATGAAGATGATGGAGCAGAAATATATAGCGGGTTAGTTTATAAGGTAAAAAAAATAGGGAACATCGTTGAGATAATCGGGGAAGATTTTCGGGAAATATTAAGTAATGAAATAGTGCTTGATTTTGTAGTAAGTACACCCCCAACATCTGTTTTTAAATTATTTGATCTCATATCAAATTATTTTATAAATACCGCTGATATTACACTAAATAAAATACCCCTTGAATTTATTAATTATGGTGACTCTGCAAATATAACAAATTTATTTGGCGACCCATCGGGGAACATTATTGCCACGAATGCCTATACGTACTTATTACCGTATATTAAATACTTTGAATATATGTTACACTCTCGTTTTGATTGGGGAGCAAAAAAAATTATATTTGGATTTACTAAAACTAGAAATTATCACAGTATCAAATTAAGAGATTTTGAACATAAGTTATCTAGTAATGAACCAAATGTAAACAAGGCAATCGCAATTTTAAAATTTGCCGAATTCGGTTACGAGTGGGTAAAACAAGAATATGGTTATGCGTGGGAAGATGTTATGCCGTTAACCACACAATATTCTGCAATACTGCCAAGCGGCGACGACACAAATAGGTGGGTAAAAACAGGAAATACTCAATACATTTATAAATGGGTGCTGCAAGAAATTTATTATGATACAATTCCGCCTATAAAAAACACTTGTCCTACTGGGTATGTTAAGGTTGCTAATCCAGATTTAACCTTTTCATGTGTTAGCACTACCGCCGAATGGCGTAATGTTACGCCGGAACAATATGTGTGGTCAGTAACAAAACCAAATGCAGATGATGGGTATAGATGGGTACAGGAGGGCGACTCAAACATCATCTTCGAATGGAAACTTCAACAACTGGTCGATAAATGGGTAAATGTCGAGCCGAAAGAAACGCAGTTGTCTCCAACACAACCCGAAGAAAGTGATCCGAATTTTCAATGGGTCATGACGGGTGAAACACAAGCTCCACTAGGGGCAACAAGATACTATTACCTTACTAATGACAATCAAATCGTAGAATCGGACCAATACGGCAATATCCCTAACCGTTATTACCCTGTAAAAACAAAAATATTTATTGAAGATTATTTAGCGCACGCCCAACAACAAGCAGTGTACGAACTAGCGAATAATAGATATGTTGACTCAATTATGATTGACGCAAATAGCCCTTTAAACCCGATCGATTTATCAAAAGTCGGGTTGTTTGATTTAATTGAGATTTACGATACAGATTATCAAAAAACATTACCTGTATCTGAAAAACATTTGAAAATTAGCGAGAAAGGAATTGAATTTAAATTAAAGCTAGGATTTAAAAAAGAAAGGTTAACTGAAATAATAAGGTACACGACATGAGGAAAATAATAAGTTATGTAAATGATATTTTAATAGCTGGAGTTGGAGCGTTTGCAACTTTACGGTATTTTTTATTCGAGCGTGGCACAATCGATATAATCACAAAGGTGTGTTTAGCATTAATCGCTATAGCTGGAGTCGGCAAGGTTTATCTAGGTTGGAAATTACCAATCATAGATAATTTTAAATTTATCCCTAAAACAAAACCTGAAAAATATATGAATATCACGCTTGATGATGAGTTTAAGGATTTACAAATTTTAAAAGGAGGAAAAAACAAAATGAAAAATTTATGGAAAACTTTAATAGGAATGATTAGGGCGAATAAATTTACTTTAACAGGTAACTTTTCGATAATTGCTTTATATGCAATTTTACTTGATGAATTGTTTGTTAAATTTGGGTATACGTTTATAAATCAACCTAACGAGTTCTATATTAGAGGAGGTGTTTATACTTTAGGTTTTATATTTGCATTAATTGCTACTAACGGTTTTGGATGGGAGCGTATCGAAAAATGGATCGCTCGTGTTAACGAAAAGAAAATTAAGAAAGCGTTAGAGGTATTAGCTGAACTGTCTATTGAATATAAGCCCGATGTAGTCGGTGAAAAATTAACTGAAGCTAATATTTTATTAGAGAAAATTCAACCGTTTATCCAAGAAAAATTATATCAAGAGATTAAAAATAAGCTTGATGAAATTAATACAAGACTAAAAAAATATAACGCTAATAAGTTATTGCAGCAAGAAAAAGAACGACAAGAATTGCTGAAACTAGCCCAACAAGAATTAAATCAGCACCACACACCAACGTCGCCTAGTAATCGAGGATTAATGCGATGATGGAATGGGTTAACGAAAATTGGCTATACGTTGTTATAGCGGGAGGGGCAATAGTCGGATTTGAAACGGTACGATTGATATTTAAAAAAGTAATGAAAAAATTTAATAAACGGTATCTTGTGCCAGTGTGGCATAAGATGAAAAAATTAAAAAACATAAACACGTTAATAATCCTAATGGTAATAATCATTTTAGGATTAATAACATGGAATATTTATTATATGTTTTTTAGATAATTAAAAGGGCTGATTAATTTCAGCCCTATTTTTTTATTCCATATTTATTAAAGTAATCTTCGAAAGGTATTCCCAACCCATTAGCAATCGCTTTGTGGGTTGTAATTTGGACGTTATCAAATGCGCTATCCCGCTTGACTATCCTGTATAAAACAGTACGGTCAATTTTAGCATTTTTTGCTATTTGATACAATGTTATACTATTCTCATCAGCTATTTTTTCAAGCCAATGATAGTTTACATAATATTTATCATTTACTTTTTTTAGATTAACCCTAAATTGATTAGGGTTACCCGCAATATATATCTTAGCCCAATAACCTGTTGGTGTTTGGACTATTTCATATGTAACTGTTGCTTGATAGTTATCTTTTTGTTTTTTTAACAATTTGGGCATATCAAACAAAACCGCATTAGCTAAATTATCACTTGTTAATTCTTTACTGTTAAGGCTTAGGAGCCTTTTTTTTACTTCGTTATCTTTTACCATCTTTTACCACTCTTCCTCCTCTTCTCTTTTTTGGTTACAATCGTAACATCTGATATCTGCTACATCATTTATTGCTCCGCAATAGGTGCATTGATATTCTGTGTCCTCATCAATTTCTACAACACAGATATCTTCTATTTTACAAAGTATGTCCATAGCAGTTGTCATGGGGTCTTCATCAAGGCTTACTTCTCCCCCGTATAATTTGATAATATCTTTGGCATAATCGACCATCGAAATATCATCGATGTCAAAAATATTCATGTTCCAATATTCTTCGTCTGTGAATTTGTAACATAGCCAATCGTATTCTTTGACCCAAGGTGCTATATAATAAAGCACCTCAAGTTCGTTCTTTTTTAGATATTGTGGGTTTAATTTGAACATTTTTTATTCCTCCCTTTATTTTTTTTATAAAATTTTGGGTAATCTCGACAAATATTATCGAACATTATCTTTCTTAGAAATTGATAAGACGTGTTGTCAACTTCTTCAGTTATTGCATAAATCTTTGCGCCTACAGGAAAGACAACATAATCAACGTGTCGAAAATCAATTATTTTATACGTCTTGAATACTTCTTCCCCTTTCATTTCTTTTTTTAGTACAGCGATTATATCGCCGATATGAGCAATATATGTTGCTTTTCTTGCCATATACCCTTGTTCAAGGGAATATTTTTTATTTCCGCTTGCTGTGACGATTAATTTTGCTTCGTATTCTGCTTCGTTTTCGTCCTTTGTACCATCTAGATTTAAAGTATAAAATCCTCTATACCTAGAATATTTCTCTGTGAACGAAACGTGCATTCCGCCTTTGTAAAATTCGGCTCCACACTCAAATTTAGGAAAATCATTATTTTCCAATTCCTTAAATGTTTGCAGAACCCATTCATTTCTGTTCATATTCATTCCTCCTTTTTATTTTGTTACAGACTAGCCAAAAGGCTAGTTTCGACCATCAAGGTCTCGTCACTGTAACTTTAGCGAATTTAAATTCAAACCCGTCTGGTAGAGTAGTGCTACCTTCTGGGAGTCTACCACCAGTTAATTGGGCGACTATTAATATATCGTTATTAGTTAATGATATATTAATACGATTTGAGTCAATGTAAAATCCTAGTTCATTACTTAATACATTAGCAGTATCAGTATGTCCTATGGAATTTATAAAAGTCCCTGATAACATTTCTTTTACTTCTCCCACTTTAAGCGGGGTTATAGTCAAGTTATTTTCTTGACTTAAATTTAACATTTGTAATGAAAATGCATTTGATAAATAAATCATATTATCCTCCTTAAATTTCGCAATTTAGTAAGTCAATGGGTGTTTTATGCCCGTATTTTCCTGTTGGTACAAGTTCCCCATCCTCGTTGAGGTCGAAATATTCAACCTCATACCATCCGTGAAAACTATCGTAATCACTTATTAACTCAATCACACCGTTAGGTGTAGTGATTACTGTACCTTTCTTTAAATCGTACATTTTCTTTTTAATTTCCATTTTATATCCTCCATTTTTTTATTATTAGGCGGTTTAAGGCACCGCCTGAAACCTATTAGTAAATTTCTATGCTGTAATACCCATAGTCGCCAAAATCTACTGTGACATCATCATTAATTGTTGCTTTCACGCCATACCATCTTAAGACTGCAACTGGTTGTTCTAAATTGTTTGCTTCAAAAATTAAGATACTTTCTTGTGTATAACGCGCACCTTTTATAGCTCTTTCGATTGCTTCTTCTAGCGTTCCTTTAATTGATTGGTTTCCTGCTCCCGTTTGGTAATCAATGAAATATTTTTTCATTATTTATCCTCCTTAGCCTATCATCGTCAGTAGTGGGCGGCTAACCCTCACTAGACCGCTTTAAGCGGTTTCGATTATAATTTAAAGCTTAAATTCTCGTCTTGTTGTTCTTTAGCAACTTGTAATAAGTCGTCAAAAGTATTTTCTTTTTCAAAGCTGTAATCGTCAAAGTTTGAGGTAAATGTATAAGTCTTAAAGTACTTGCGGTTTAACTTGACAAGATATGCGTCTATACTCTCGTTGTAGTTGTAACATCTTCTTACTTGCCAATCTTTTAAATAAACGGCTTTATTGTTGTCTACTAATAATACTAGGTTGTTCTTAATTGTTTTGATATTATTAGTCACAATGATTATTTCATCGTCGTTTAACACTCTTTTAAATTCATAATACTTATTCGTAATTTTTTTCCAATTGTCTTTCCCAAAAAAGAAGTCTTTGTCTTTGTTGCTTTGATTTTTAATAAATTCTGAATAACTCATTTTTTAATCTCCTTTATTTTTACTCTTTATCTCTCTACCTTTATTATATAACAATAGTAACCTGATGTCACCTAATAAATGCAATTATTTAACTTTTTTTTGATATTTATTTAAAACACTCAAAAAGTACATCAAAAGTATACTATAGTAGTTATATTGTCGGTTAAATACATCAAAGGTCGAATAATCGACTCTATTTGTCGAAACTTGTCATAAGGCTATTTTTAGCTTGTTTAAGAAACTTTTATAAATTATGGTATAAATTATAAGACAAGCATTTAAAATCAAAAATCAAGCGGTTACATTGGGGTAATAATTGGCGTTAGAGTTTGACAAAATATGGAAATGAATATAAAATAAATAACAAGGAGGGATAAGGTGGAAAAAGAGGATATTAAAAAAAGTGAAGAGGAATTACAGAAAGAGCTAGAAGAAAATATTAAAAAATTTAGTGATGCAATGGATAATGAGCAAGCGAGGTTAAGACAAAAAGCAAGTGATATTAACCAATTAGGTTGTGGGTGTGGCACCGTAATAATTAGAATTATTACGGTGATAGCGATTCTTATTTTTGTTAGTTTATTTTAAAAAACCGAGTTAATTCTCGGTCTTTTTTTTGTATAGATAAAAATCAATTTTGTATCAATTTTGTATCAAAACTATTTAATTTTATGTTATACTGTTTAATATTAGATAATAACAGACAAAAGAAATAATAATTAAATTATCTAATTATATCTAATTAATTAATACCATTTAATACTAAATAAGAAAGGATAATATTATGAAAAAGATAGTAATTGCAGGAGGTTGTTTTTGGGGAGTTGAAACACATTTTATGAAATTATAGTGTAATTATCTAATTATATATTAATAGTTGTTTTAGCGATTTTTTATTTTGTATCATTTTGTATCAAACTAAAATATTTTTGGTAAACGAGCATTAATCTCTTGTACTGTCTCATCTTTGTATTTGTCATGATGTTGGTAAGTATTAACGGTCATTTCAACTTTTGAATGCCCGAGTAAAGCCTGAACATCTTTAACTTCCATTCCACGCATTAATGTAGCGAATGTGTGACGTATCCTATGAGATGTTATTGGTTCTATGTTTAATATTCTGCTATGTCGATATAAGAAGTGGTCAACAGCATTAGCTTGCAGGTATTCTCCATTATCATGACAAATTACTAAATTATTGTTAATATACTTTTCTTTATGTTTTCTTTTCATATCGTCTTGATATGTTTTGATTTCATAAAGCAGCTCTAATAGCATGTTGTGTATTACAATATATCTTATTGATGATTTTGTTTTTGGTGTAGTAATCTCACCGTAGCGATTCAATGATTTATTCACATGTATCGAATAGTATTCAAAATCAATATCATCCCATGTTAGAGCTAAAATTTCACCTCTACGCATTCCAGTAAAAAACGCAAACAACAAATAAAATTTATATTTTATCATGCCTGGTATAGTAGCGACATGGTAAATAAATTCCTTAAAGTCATCTAATTCGATGACCTTTTTTTCTTTTAATCTCCCTTTTTTAAATTTAAAATCTAGTTTTAACATCGGGTTTACTACAATCAAATCTTTTTTAAATGCCGATTCTAAAACTGTATTAATAATCCCTCTATGCCGGTCTACCACATGGTGACTTTTCTTTTTGCTGAGGTTAAAAAAATACTTATCTAAAAAAAGCGGCGTAATATCTTTTAATTTTATATTCCCAATATTTTTGTTGACTACTTTCCGATAAACTTCTTTAGCCTTTTTAGTTGTTGTCTTTAGGTCGCTTTCTATGATTTCAAAAACGACATCTCCATACTCCTTAAACGTCATATTGCTTTCATCTTTAACGAGCCCCAGGATACTCTGGGACTCTATTTTTTTTAGAAACCTTTCAGCTTCTTTTTTAGCATTTCTTTGGCTTGTAGCAGTTTCATTTTTTGCTCTAAATGACTTTACTTTTACTTTACCATTAACGCGGTATCTCACTTGAAAAGATATCGTGTTTTTCCCTTCTCTTTTCGTTATAAACGCCATCTCTTTCCCTCCTTAAATTTTAAATTTCTCTTTAATAATTTTTAACATGAACATAATATCATTATTTAATTCTTCGATATCTTTTTTTGTTAATTTCGATACGTCAAAATCAAGCCCTTCTTTTTTAATTAATTCAGTTAGATAATTTTCATTGCTTTCATTGTTTAAAAAGAAATAATTAAAATCTACCTCCAATACTTCTGCTAATTTTTTTAAGGTAATTATTTGTGGTGACTTCTTCCCACTTTCATAATTGCTAATCATAACGTGTGATACACCTATTTTTTCACCTAATTCAAATTGTGATAATCCTTTATTAATTCTTTTTTTATAAATTTTCTGCCCTAAAAGGCTTTTTGAGTCCATTTCGTTTTTCTCCTTTTTATTTTTATTAACCTATAGTATAATTATATAACAAAAAAATAAAAAAATAAATAATTTATTTAACTTTTGGTAACAAATTTATTGACTTTAACCGTCGGTTACATTATAATTAAAGTAAACATTGTAGAAAGGTGGCGAAAATATGAGAAACAACAAGAAAAATATCAGACAGTGTATTAAAGAAAAAGGGGTTAAGATGAAATATATCGCTAAAATGATAGGAATTACCCCACAGCACTTTGGAAAAAAGTTGAAAACACCTTGGAAATTTACAGTAGCGGAATTAATAAAAATTGCCGATATTTTAGACGAAAAATATTCAAACTTTGACATAGGGATAAATTAGTTATTTTTTTAAGTTATAATTTAACCTATAGTTAAAAAAAGGAGATGATAAATTGCTAGAGCTAATAACAGTTCAAGATATTATCGAACATTTAAAAATTAACAAAATGACTGCATACAGGCTCATCAGAGACGGTCAAATAAAAGCAGTTAATATCGGTACAGAGAAAAGGCCAAAATACCGAATATTAAAAGATGATTACGAAAAATTCTTACAAGGAGGAACCCAATGACAATTAGCTTACTAACATTATTCACTTTTATTTTTGGGTTAATAATTTTGCTATTATTATTCGCATTTTTCATCAGAGAGGAGGGAAAAGATGAACAAAATACAAGTAATAACTCAAAATAATCAATTATTATTATCAAGTGTTGATGTAGCGAAAATGATTGATAAAGAGCATAAAGAATTGTTGAGAGATATCAGAACACAAATCAAATATCTCAACGGGGGGAAAATTGCGCTGGTTGATTTTTTTGTAGAAAGTCAATACGAAGATAAAAAAGGCGAAAATAGACCTTGTTATTTACTGACTCAAAAAGGATGTGAATATATAGCAAATAAACTCACGGGAGAGAAAGGTGCTTTATTTACTGCTAAATATATTGATGTATTTCATGAAATGAAACAGAAGTTATTACCTAGTTATCAAATAGACGACCCGATAAAAAGGGCTGAAAAATGGATAGAAGAACAAAAACAATATAGACAAGCAGTTAAGGAGTTGGAACACAAAGATGATGTGATTATTGGCTTAACTAAAGATGTTGATCTAGCGACTAAGCAACAACGAATTAATGATATAGTTCGCCATGCACCAGTTAATAAAATACGTGACCGTTGGCGATTGCTTTACAAGGAATTTGACCGCGTTTATCACATCGATAGTAAAACACGCCATGAAAATGCTATTGACCGTGGCGATATAAAAAAAACAGTCACAAGACTATCTTACATCTGCAGCAACCTAAACATGACGCACGAGCTTTACCGTGTTTGCGTTAAATTGTTTGAAGCTGATGCAAGGGAAATGTTTGAAAATATTTTAGATTTAATATAAGGAGATTGATTAATGGATTGCAAATCATGCCCCTACAAATTAATCCTATTCGGCAAAACTAAATGCCGATATTATGAAAAAATTATCACAAAAGACCTACAAGAAAATTGCAAAGTCTTTGAATATCACGAGGAGAAAGAAAAATGAAAACTTTAGCTGATATTAAATTCTACATAAACCGATTTAAGCATAACTCATTAAATTATATTGAAACGATATTAATCGAATCAGGTTGTTTTACAGAAGTGTACAGTGAAGAACTGTTCATTTGCAGAGCTAAAGGCATTAAATTTAAAATATTTAAAAACAAAATAGGATTTAAGGTTCAAGCCAAAAAAGGCAAGAGAATTTTATTAAACGAGGTGATGTGATGTTGAATTATACATTAGACGAAAAAATAGAAATATTAGAACAAGAAGTCGAAACCTTGAGCGATAGGATTACAAGGTCTATAGAGCATTACAACGCAAAGGAAATGCAATTTACTAAAAGATTTATTAAACGTAAAAAATTAGAATTAGAAAAAGCAGAATGTTATTTAGAAAAATTAAAAACACTCTCGGCAAAGAGTGTTAAATAGAGTGCTTGCGTATAGACTCTATAAATATTATATGCGAAAAATTGGAAAATATCAATAAAAATTTAGGAGGGAAAGTATGAAAGTCAAAGAATATTTTTTAGAGGAACAAGAAAATTTACAAAAAAGATTGAAATTAACAAGAAAGATATTCCATCTTTGTATGGAAATAAATTTAAAGGGGAAATATTATGCGTTTTATTATCTTTATCCGCACGTTAAAGAAATAAGCGTACGTATCGCCCCTATAAGCGATTACAATCGCAGTTTATACAATAATTTAAGTATTTATTATGATTGTAATTTTAAAACACACGAGGAAATGATGACAACGTTAAATGAAGTTGTATCCAATTTAATTAAATATTTACGTGATAGTGATGAGTAACTTTTTAGTAATACTGATTGCTATTTTAGCATTTCTTGCGGGTTTATTTAAAAATTATGGTCGTTGGCGTGTAAGTGGTCGATTGTATCGTATCGCTGCTGATCGCAATAAAGCGTTTCATGAGCTGACCGAAAAATACACAATGTCCGAATTAGCTCTAAAATTAGCAAAACGTGAAAATTTAAAATTAGTAGCTGAAAATGAACGTTTAAAGCAAGGGATTATAAAATGCAAGTAATTATTTATTACACAACGCTAATAAGGGGTGAGTTTGGTCACGAGGAATACGATACAAATATTAGGTTTGATGTTAACGCTGATGACGAAACAGACGCAAAAAAGAAAGCGATCAAGCGTCTTAAGACTATGGAAGATAATAAAAAAATTTTCATATTTAAAATAAATAAAGTGGAGGTTGAAAATGATGATTGCTAGAGCATGGGTTAAAGAAGTAAAGGACAAGCAAATAACGGTAGTTTGCCCGATGTGTAAAAGGGACAGCACCTTTAGACGCAAGCCAACTGATGAGGGGCAGCGGATAGAGTTGTGCCAATCATGCGGTAATCGCATAAGATACTCACATTATAAAGACGAGATATACAAGGGGGTAGGTGAATATGGCGGACGTAAAATGGATAAAAATTGTAACTGATATATTCGACGACCAAAAAATTAGATTTATTGAAACTATGCCCCAAGGCGACACAATAATTGTTATTTGGTTTAAACTGCTCTGCATGTGCGGCAAATCAAATCAAGGTGGCTATCTAATGATGACCGATAAGATAGCATATACCGACGAGATGTTGGCGTCAGTTTTTAATAAAGATACAAAATTAGTCAAACTAGCATTATCTACGTTTCAAAATTTAGATATGATAGAAATTATTGATAATAAATATTACGTCTTAAATTGGGAAAAGCACCAAAACATTGATAAATTAAAGCAGATTAGAGAAAATACACGTTTAAGAGTAGCTAAACATCGGGGGAAAAAGAAACTCGATTGTAACGTTACAGTAACACAAGAAGTAACACGAAGTAACGCAACAGATAAAGAAGAAGATATAGATAAAGAAGAAGATATAGATATAAAGAATAAAGATATATATATAGCCGAGCAAAAGCCCGACAATATACCTTACGAAGATATCGTTATTTATTTGAATGCAAGATGTGGCACTAATTATAGATACACTACTAAAAAAACTAAAGACCTAATTAAGGCAAGATTTAATGAAGGGTTTACTGTTAACAATTTTAAAATTGTTATCGATAAAAAGTCAAACGAATGGCTAAATAGTGATATGGCTAAATATTTAAGACCGGAAACACTGTTTGGCAATAAATTTGAAAGTTATTTAAATCAAAAAGAAAAAAGAACATCTAAGCATATGACGGGCTTAGAAGATGTTCACGTAGATTTTTAAGGAGGACTAATGATAGAAATTAAAGGAATAGTCACAGGGTGGAAACGAGTTGATAAAATCCAAGCTAAACATTTTGTAAATTATTTAAAAAACAAAATAACAAATATACCAAAAGAAAATATTAATGAATATATTAACAAAAATCACTTGAGAGGCATTACTATTGAAAAACTCGAAAAATGATATAGGAATAGTGCTCAACCTATTAGCGCGAGAACAAATGAAATTAAGATTAATGCAGGATATTAGAGTTGATATAGAAGTTTGTAAATTAGAAGGTATTGATTATAAAAAGTATCTTTTAGAATTAAAAGAAATTATTGATTATTTTTTAAGGAGGTAAAAATGTTAAATGAAAAAGTATTTGCTAAATCTATTGAAAAATTAGGGGAATATTATCCCAAATTTGAATTAACTGATAAACAAATGGAAGCGTGGTATGGTTTTTTTAAAAAATATACATACAACGAATTTATGCAAATGTTAAATTTGTATATCGAAAGTAACGAGTTCCCACCCCAATCACCTAGATCACTTTTAAAATATTATGAAGAAGCTCTAAAACAGAACTTTACAAAAAAACATATGTCAGCAGATGAAGTGTGGGAAGTTGTAAAAAAAGGATTACGAATGTATTCGTTACATCATGAACACTATCAAGGCGATAAGTTGTTTGAATGGCTTACACAATATCCATTAATCGTAACTGAATCAGTCAAACAGCATTTATCAGAATTAGCAAATTTAAAAGTTGATGATACATTTACTGCAAATAGTTTTAAAAAGACTTATAAAGCACTACTTGAGCGAGAAATAACTCAACAAGTTAAAACTCAATTACAACTAACATCGAGCGATAAACTGATGTTAGAAAATAAGGAGGGGTAATATGTGGATTGAATTTAATAATCAGTTAGTTAATTTTAAACACATTATAAAAATACAAATAACTGAAAAAGATAGTAAGTTTGCTGTTAATGTAATTGGTACATTCACTTGTGAAAAAGAGTTATTTGATACCGAAGAAGAGGCACAAGAAAGATATATAGAAATTAAAGGAAAATTAATTAAACCTTACCTTTACGAAATATGTAATGATTATTTAGAGGAGGTCTAATATGTTTAAAGTTAAAGATAAATGGAAATTAAGTATTTTAGAAGAATATGGGTTTAGTAAAGAAATAAATTATTACGATGGTGAACACTATTGCGCTACCTGTGGTTGTGGTAGCGACGCGTTAGAATATGAAGTTGATATAATAACGCGAGAACTAAAAATTATCGTATATATGGATGATTACTTTAGTCGAATAAATATAACATCAAATTTATATTTATTTTACAAACTTATCAAAGACGGAATTATAGAGGAGGGACAATGAAAAATAAATTAATCGAATTAAAAGAATTACTCGAGCATATCGAGTGTAAAAATATAGGAGATATAATCGAAAAAGAACAGGCACATAATTTATTACTTGGATTAATAGAAAAATCAAGACCAACAAAGCCAGTCGAAAATTATAACTGGTGTGATTTATCAGACGAGCAAAGAAAAGATAATTCTCAATGGTATTGTGGAATTTGCAGTCGTGAAGTAGACGAAAATATGAATTACTGTTCTGATTGTGGGACAAAAATAAATTGGTGGGAGGAAGAAGATGTTTTCGAAAGATGATTTACGAGAATTAGATATATGTATCTCAAAATGCAAAGATGATTACATTGTATATGATAATTGTTTATTATGCTCAGTACATACGATTCATTTTGAAGAAATAAATAATGATTTAACACACTTTGATAATAATGATTTCGATATCATGACCGTAACCCGAAATGGTGAAGTTGTGTATAAACGCAAGGAAAATGAATTTTATATACACACGATGCACAAAAACAATGATGGGTTAAACAAATATTACAACGACAAATCAAAACTATTAAAAGATATTGAAATTTTAATTGATGACAAAGATTTAATTTTATTGGAGGTCGTAAAATGCAATACGAACTAATCAAAATTAACCAAGATGAACTACAAAAACTTGAAAACTTGTCAGAATTTACTATCGAAGATGTTGAAATAGAAGATGATACCGAATATAAAAACCTTTGCGAATTGCTTAAAAAAGTAAAAGGGCGTACAAATGCAATCAAAGAATTTTTTAAAGAACCTAAAAAGAAAGCACATGAAAATCATAAATCAATTACACGACTTGAAAAAGGAATGTTAGAAAAATTAAACAGATTTGAAACCTTAGCTAAAAAGCGAGTTGGCGAATATCAACTAAAACTTGAAGAAAAAAACACGATAGAAAACCCGATCGAGCCATTAAAAGTAAAAGGCATATCAAGTAGTGATGTTTATAAATGGGAAATAATAGATGAAGATAAAATCCCTAAACAATATCTAATGGTTAATGAAAAGTTGATTAATCAAATTATTAAGCAAACTAACGGAAGTTTTTCAATTCCAGGAATCGAAATCACGAAAGAAAAATCTGTGAGAGTGAAAGGGTGATAGAGATGAGAGTAAGTGAAGTTAGAAATAGTGATGTATTTAAAAATATGTCATTATCAGGTTGGTGTAAAAATGGTGTATTTGTTGCACAAATAAATGATAATCAATTATTTTTAGTAGACACATATTTTCATGACAAGTATATACAAATAAATAATGATGAGGATTTAAACGATTTTACTTTTATTGCAAATAAAAACGATTTAGAAGTTGCTTATGATGCCGATGAATATAACGAAGAAGATTTATATTATCTTGTGTTTAACTCAGGTGGTTGGCGATATGGGGCAAGTTATTATATCAAAAAAGGAACTGAAAGAAATAAAAAATTGATATATGAAAAACTACTGTTAAATGTAACACGAGCAGAAAGCAATTTAAAATATGCTAAAAAATATTTGGATATATTTTTGAAAGAAAATCCAAACATCTTAGAAGAGGTTGAAGTAAATGAGTGATTTAAAATTCGACCCCAAAACTCACACATATTACAATGACGGACAAGCAGTAATAAGCGTTACGCAAGTGTTAAAACCTATTTCAAAAAAAATCTATGAAAATATACCAAAACATAGGTTAGATGTTGCAGCGAAACGAGGAACTGCAATACATTATGCGATTGAACTATATAGTGAATTTGGAGTTAAAGACATCGACAAAGAATTTGAGGGATATTTGGACGGATATATTAAATTTGCAAAGGACTTTAACCACAAAGCACTTAAAAACGAATATATGGTTTATAGCAAACTAGGATATGCCGGTACATTAGACAATCTCGGAGAAGTCAATAACGAGTTATGCCTGGTTGATTATAAAAACGTAGCGAAGGTACATAGTGGACTTGTAGGGTTGCAATTAAGTGCATATAGACAAGGTTTAAAAGAAGAAGGTATCGAAGTTAACAAAGCAGGTTGTTTACAACTAAAGCCTAACGGAAAACACAAATTTATCATATATACAAAAGAGCAACTTGATGAATATTTTGAACACTTTAAAATGTTGTTGAATACTCGGAAATTAATTAAATTTTATAGTAATTAGGAGGAAAAGAATGAGTAATGAATTAAACGCTTTAAGCATTGTTGAGTCAATCAACATAAACCAAATGGGAGATTTTACAAAAAAGATTGAGCAGTTTCAAAAGTTAGTGCAGAGTCAATTAAGACAAGACCATGATTACGGAATTATTCCGTATACCAAAAAACCAACTTTATTAAAGCCTGGAGCTGAAAAAATCAATATGTTAATGGGATTAACATCAGCATTCGACATCATAGAATCAACTAGAGATTTTGACAAAGGTTTTTTTCAATATCAAGTTAAATGTATGTTGATGAAAAATGGTGTAGTAATTACTGAAGGTTTGGGTACTTGTAACACAAAAGAAAAGAAATATGTAGACCAAGACCCATACTCAGTAGATAACACAGTTTTAAAAATGTCAAAGAAAAGAGCATTTATTGATGCTACATTGTTAGTCGGCAGCCTATCAGACATATTTACTCAAGATTTAGAAGATGTTGATTTAGCGGGCAATAAAGTAAGTGAAACTAAGCGCTATGCAACAGACAATGACGGAACAATTTCAAATGCTCAAGCCAAGCGAATGTTTGCACTTGCAAAAGGTAATGCAGATTTAGTAAAAGAAGTAATGGCAGAGGCAGGGTACACAGAAGAACGACGCTCAAACGAAGTTAAAAAAATACATTATGAGGAAATATGCAAAAAGATTGAAGAACGAGCAAACGCAAAAGAGGAATAGGATATGAAGTTTTCTTCTATCCTTTCCTTACTAGATTACACGGTTGATTTTATAGACAAATTACCAAGTCTAGAAAATCATTACATAGACAAAGACCTAAAACTTGTAAATGCCACTATTGAGATACACGATCCGAGATTAATTACACCTTTACAGAGAGCTAAAATATTCGCTATGATAGGTGATATTTGCATTCATCAAGACGGATTTAGAGATAAATTATTAATTGCTAATTACCGCTATGATTTTGAAATAACATTAGATAGATTAGGCTTAATAGACTACGAAACCTTTTCACTCTCAAGCTGTAGCGTAACACAAGCAAATATCTATATCGAGTTTTTACTAAGATTTATGTTTGACCACGATATATCACTTGAATATAAAACAGCTCAAATGATGAAAGATGAATGGGTGTATTTATTCAAATGTATTCAAAAAAGAAAATGTGCGTGTGCAGTCGAGGGAGTTTGCACTAAAAATGTTGAAATACACCACGCAACACATTTAGTCGGTATGGGTAACAAACGAAGTAAACACGACCATGAAAACAGTACATTCATAGCATTATGCGATTATCACCATAAAGAAGCACATAACATGGGTTTAGAAAAATTCTTAGAAACCTATAAAATTAAACCTATCAAATTAACCGAAAAACAAACAGAGGAGTTGAGGACATGAACGAAGTAGAATTTTACTTAGAAGATTTGAAAAGTAAATTTAATAAGATAAATCCTAATGAATATATATTGTCATATTCTGGGGGCCGTGATAGTGAATTATTAAGAGTTATTATTAAAGAATATTTAAAACTCCCAATCCCGATTATTGCACTTAATACAAGATTAGAACATGATGAAATACATAGAAGAATGTTAGATAATGTTGATGACATTTTACATAGTAATTACACGATTTATGATGTTAAAGAAAAATACGGTATACCGTGTTTCAATAAATCACATGATGAAAAAATAGATAGTTATCAGAAAGGGAGTCGCTGTAAATCAACCGTAGATTATATATCAGGTGTGAAATTACCGCCGTTTGCTATACCCAAATACGCAAGAGATTTATTGTATGCGGGAAAATTGCATAAGATATCAAGCATGTGTTGTACTAAAATAAAAAAAGAACCATTTTATAAATATGAAAAAAAATATAATAAAAAATCTATAATTGCAATTACTTTAGGTGAGGGAGTTATAAGAAAATCAAAATATACATCATGTTTTACTAAGAAAAAAACATTCACTCCGTTATTTGATTTAAAACCAAGTTTAGCACACAAAATAGAAGCTTATTTTAATGTTGAAATACCAGAGGTATATAATGTAGTGCCACGCACTGGATGTTGTGGGTGTCCTTATGGAAAATATCCTATTCAAGAGTTATTAATGTTACAAGAAAATAAATATAATTATATTTATAATTGTTTCAAAGAATCGTATTTAGTGAAAAAAAGAATAGCGACAAGACTGTTATAAAAGGAGGTAAACATGATATATGAAATATGCGTTAAACCTCAAAACGTAAAACGAGGTGAAATTTACATTTTTAAAGACAATTTTAAGGGGCAAGTATCAAAAGCACTTGTAAAAATAATGAATAAAAAAGAAACAGACACTCATTATAAATTCCTAGTACGCTTGTTAGAAATTCATCAAGGAGTATTTAGAAAGAATTATTTTACGATAGCAATTAATAAACGAAACGACGTACTAGAACAACGGTTTTATGAGCGTGTGATGATATAGAGTTTAGAGAAAATTTTAGAAAGGATGATGTGAAATGGAGTGGCAATTAAAATTTAGTCTTGCAGGCATAAAACAACACTCATTACTTTATCGTAGTGAGTACAAAGGAAAAGGAATACAGAAAGAAATCCATACCCCAAAATATAAAAGTGGGTTTGGTAAAGGAAAAGTCAGTTATTTTATAGATAATGATAAGCGAGAATTTAAAAGTGAAGATGAATTATTAAAAGCTTTGGAGAGTGAAAAATGAAAGAATTAGATTATGGTTGGATACTGTTTGAAGGAAAATATGACCATGATATAGAAATGAATGTATTACATGGGAGAATTCCGGAAGATGAGCAAGAGATACTTGTTACTGACGGTAGAACTGTGTGGTTAGACACATTTCTAAGGGACGAAATAGGTTGGTATTTGGACAGCGGTAGCTGTCTAGTAGATAGCGTAATTGCATGGCAACCATTGCCGGAAATTTATAAGGAGGACAAATAATGAAATATAAATTTAGAGGTAAAAGAATAGATAACGGGGAGTGGGTGTATGGCGCATATTATCAACATGAAAAAGTTACTCTTTGCCCATTGGGAGTAACAGAAGAAGATATAAAAGACAATGAACTACATCTTATTATTAACGGTGGGTTCAGCGATTGGAATTTGCCTGCTGGACTAAATTGTTATGAGGTTATCCCCGAAACAGTCGGTCAATTTACAGGTTTAAAAGACAAGAACGGCAAAGAAATTTATGAGGGAGACATTTTAGGGGTAAGCGGTTCGAATGAATACGCATATGTTATCGAGTGGAATCATAATAATGGTTGCTTTACTTCAATTGATGGTGGTATCGATAATTTCATAGGTGATATTGATGATGAAATAAATTTTAATCTGTTATCAAATATGAGGTTGGATTTATCTGTCGTTATCGGCAACATACACGATAACCCTGAACTTTTGGAGAGTGAAATAAATGAATAAAGCTGAGAAAATAACAGCCCTAATATCTTTCATAAAAGAATCAAACATCTATTTAATGGACAGCAAAATTAGTAACGAATTCTTAGAATTTTTAGAACTAAGGAAAGAAGCCTATGAATTACTATTACAAAAACTCGAAAAGGGGGAAATATGAGAATACCAATAATTGAAGCTAGTACAATAAGCAATCAATTTAAGAAAATCATGAGTGAATATCACGAATGCAAAATTGAATTTGAAAAAATGGGAACTTATGCAGAGAGAGATAAAGCAGAAGTAACCAAAGATTTACAATTAGAAGCATTAGACCTACTCACAGCAACATATAACCTAGTAGCAATGTTAAATATACCTCAAGAAACAATCAAAGATTGGCAAGACAAAATGCGAGGGTATGAAAAAACGAAAGGATATAAAATTGAAAAGTGGGTGAATGTGGAATGAATAGAGAAGAAAAGATTGAAATATTAAATTTAATTATCAATAACATAGACGGTTCGTTTTTTGAATGGATTGTTGAGAAAAAATATTTAGAAGCTAAAAACATAGATACAGAAAACATAATAAATTTAGATGAAATGTTTGATGATTTATGTTGGATGTTTCATGAAGTTGTTGATAAATCAATGGAGTTATATAAACAACTCTTACAACTACCAACTAGAACTCTTGAAACATTAGAGGTTGGGGATGTAATCATTACAAGATTAAAAGGCAACGAATGGACTCAAATATCTATGCAAGAGCAGAGCCAAATAAATCATTTTATAGCATTTAGTCATTGTTACGATATAGACACAGTCATACCTCGCGAATTTTTAGAGTTATGGGGTGAGATAAATGCTTAATCAAATAGTATTAATTGGACGTCTTGTAAAAGACATCGAGTTAAAAACTTTAAACAGTGGAAAAGAAGTAACATCATTTACATTAGCGGTGCAACGAAATTTTAAAAATCAGCAAGGTGAAAAGGAAACTGATTTTATAAATTGTGTGGCATTTGGAAATATAGCAAAAATCATGAATCAATATTGCTTTAAAGGTCAATTAATTTGCGTGAGTGGAAGATTACAAATTAGATCGTGGGAGTCAGAAAATGGAAGAAGATATGTAACAGAAGTAATTGTAAATAATATTGAAGTGTTGGAATGGAAAAAAGACGTACAAAAACAAGCGGAGAATTATTTCGATAATGTACCGAATGTGGAAATCTCAGAAGATAGTTTACCGTTCTGAGAGATGTAAGGATGTTCGAGTTAATTAAAAATGGCAAAGTGTTGATGTTAGGTAGGCATTGGGAGGATTTAGAGCAATTTGTAGAAGATGTAAAAAAATTAAATGCTAATGAAATTGATAGACGGCAATTTAAAATAAAACTTTCTAACTCTAATGAAATCTTCAAAGAGTGGAAAAGAAAATAAAGGATAGGTGATAGGATGATAGAACAAAAAGAAACGAACAACTTTGTCTTAATATGTGATAACTGTGGTAAAGAAATAGAAGGCTTCGATTGTATCGATTCCGCTTGTGATTACATGGAAAGTGAAAGTTGGGGTTGTGAAGAAGGAACAAAATTAGATTTGACAGAAGGATTAATGGATATTTGTCCTAAGTGTATGGAGGTAGGCGATGAGTGAGCTTATAAAAGTATATCCATTTAATGTAGCGTTTGACATATTTTGTGATGAAGAACAGGCGCTCAATATCAATCCAAAAAAACTAATTGAAACCTTTTTAACACTTACAGAACGTGAAGAAACAGTTTTAAGATGGAGATACAAAGAACGATTAACACTCGAAAAAACAGGAAAACAAGTAGGTGTAACGACAGAAAGAATAAGACAAATACAAGCGAAAGCACTGAGAAAGTTAAGACATCCGTCAAGAACAAAGAATTTTAGTATAGTGCCTTACGAAGAATATTACGAATTATTTAAAAAACACGAAACACTCATTAGAGAATATGCGTTACTCGAAAGAGCCTATGAAGAAATTGCGAACCACAAAAATATTAATTGTAGTGTTGAAGAAGTGGCAGAACAGGCGGCTAAAATGGTATTAACATTGGAAGATTTAGAACTAAGTGTAAGGTCTTATAATTGCTTAAAGCGTAAAGGCATAAACACATTGAGAGATTTAACAGAAATATCTGAAGCAGAATTGATGAAGATACGAAACTTAGGGCGAAAATCATATTTAGAGATAAAAAACGCAATGGTAAGATGGGGAGTTAACCCTAAAGGTGGGTTTACCAATGACTGAGGCGATAGTGTTTACTATCCCTCACCGACTTGTGCGGTTAAATAGTTATACAAGCATTAACCGATACAACAAATACAAAGGTGCAGAAATGAAAAAAGAACAAACCGAACTATGCACCTACTACATACCTAAGGTTAAATTAAATTATCCCGTTGAGATAACTTATGTATGGACTGTAAAAAGTCTTGCGAACGATTTAGGCAATGTGTCAGTTGGCAATAAATTTATTGAGGATGCCATGGTTAAAAAAGGTTTTATACCTGATGACAATCTCAAATGGATAAAAAAGATAACTCATGAGTATAAAAAAGGCGATAAAGAAAAGGTGACTGTAATCGTGAAGGAGTGGGAAGATGAAATGTTATATCAAGGTAGGCAATAAATATTTTAAAGATTTTGAAAGCGTAACAAAAGGTTACGGTGGGCATA